TAGATACCTTAAAGGAACTAGCCCAGCAGATGGATAATCTGCGGAATAATAAAACAGTTCCTTATCTTAACCCCTATAAAGGTATAGATGATTGTGTTGAACTAGTTAACCGCAAAATACGTGAGCTTGAAAGAAGTAAAGTTAATCAAGAGAGTAACTAGAAAATAAAAACTATGATAATACTAAAATACATAATACTGAGTGTATTAGGTTTAACACTTGCAGCTTTGGTTACAGCAGGTTTATATCTAGTATTGTTTAAAATGCTACCAGATATTTATAAAAACATTAAAGAAACATGGTTGAAAAAGTAACCAGAAAGCAGTTAAAGATTACTGAATCTGGCCGAAGCACGGACTTTATAGCTCCTAGCTTTGGCCACGGTTGTCTTTATAACTGTAGTTACTGTTATATGAAACGCCACCGTCCTACGGGATTACAGGTGGCAGATAATGTAGATGATGTATTAGCTGCTATAGAGGATCATTACTTAGATTATGCTTTTAATGATAACAATAATTGGTATGCAGAGAATAAGCCTAACCAAACAGATGAGTACTTTATAACCTATGATATAGGTAGTAATGAAGATCTTGCTTTGCATGCTAAGTACTATGATATAAACAAGATCTTTAGTATTGTATGGGGAAGATCCATGCTTAAACTATCTTTTGCAACCAAGTATGTAAACTATGATCTACCTGATGTTGTTGATCACATTAGAATTAGGTTTAGTCTTATGCCGCAGAAGTACTCAGATGTGCTAGAGCCCGAGACCAGTTCTATTATAGAAAGGATCCAGGCTATAGATAAGTTTATAGATAAGGGTTATGAGGTTCACATTAACTTCAGTCCTGTAATTGTAACAGATACTTGGATAGATGACTACCGGGATTTGTTTATGCTTGTAGATAAGCATGTTACAAATAAGGATAAAGTAAAGTGTGAGGTTATATTTCTTACCCATAATGAGAAGAAGCATACTTATAACCTACTGAATAATATCTCCGGTGAGGATATGCTATGGACTCCTGAGATTCAGGAAGAAAAGATATCTAGTAATGGAGAGAAGAACATCCGGTATAAGCATGTGTTAAAGAGGGAGTATATCAATGAGTTTAAAGCACTACATGAGATACTAATCCCTTGGTGTACAATACGTTATATTTTTTAATATGAAGACAAGTTATAGAAACAGGTACGGTGATATAATCACCTTTGAAAAGAAAGGAGATGTAATAGAGATGACTGGATTTACTGAGCACTTCCGTGTAGGAGGATGGCCCGGTGAAACAGATATGCCTAACTATAAGTTCTCTATGATAGACCCTAGCGGTGGACCATATATTACTGCACAAGCAGAATGGCATGGTGAAGAGACAAGCGGTACGGATATGGGAGAATTCCTATATGACTGGCAAGGTCTTAAGATAGAATACATAACCGTTGAAGACGGTGTAGCAACTTTACATTTATTAACTAATTAAAAAAAAGAAATGGTAACATTATTTGACATTTGTGTATTAACAGGTGCTGGTCTAATAGGCGGTATCTGTACAGGATTACTTATAAGAAGTAAGAAAATTAAAAATCTTAAAGAAGAGATTGAAGCTGGAGACAGATCATATATGAATCTATTAGATAGATATATGGAACTGTACAGTTCACATCGTAATCTTAAGTTTGTTGCTAGAGAAAAATCTAGTAAGCCTTTAGCTAAAAAGCGTGGACCTGGTAGACCAAAAGGTTCTAAGAATAAACCTACTGCTGCAAAGACAGGACCTAAAAAGAGAAAGTAATGGCAGATCAATTACCTATAAGTATTAAGGTAACCTATAAAGATGGCGAGCTTAAGATGGATCCTTTAGGATCTGCTAAGCTCGGTCTCTTTATTAAAGGATTATCAGATGGAGAAAGTGTCATTATTACTTATGAGGTTCAAACTAATGATGGTAGCTATGCTCAGATGAGTAAGCTACATAAACACATTAGAGAACTTGCTAACTATACCGGGGATAGCTTTGAAGATATGAAGCTTCAGGTAAAACTCCGTGCAGGTTTATGTAATAATAGCGATTGTAAATCCTTTGCGGATTGCAGCAAAGAAGAACTAAGTCTAGCTATACAAGCCAGTATAGAGATAGGCGAGCTAGTAGGATTCAGTCTGTATTAAGACTCTATCTTGTTACCGGTCTCAGGATCAATTTCTACTTCTTCCAGTAGACCCTGTTTTCTAGCAGATTCTTCCACTAAAACAAGAAATGATAATAGCGTTGTAGTGTGGTAACTAAAGGCATCATCCTGTTCATTCTTCTGAATTTTATCCATAGTAGTTTTGAAGTGTTCTTCATTCTCAAATGGAATAAACTCTAGCATGAACTGGTTAAACCTTTCTACATATGCTACAGGAAGATCTACTTTAATAGTAGTATCTTTCTTAAACACTTCAACCTTTATCGGAGATTTTTTCTCTTCAGACATAATGTAAATTTTATAAGCAAATATAACATGCAAGAAGTTAACTTACAAGAAGTTAAAGAAAAACTATATGAAAGATTAAAAGACTCAGGCTGGTCTAAGCCTTTGTTTAATTTTATTATGACATCAGACTTCGACGATATCTTGTCCTTCCTACTACGTGACGCACAAGATGGTAAACGTTTTACTCCAAAGATAAAAGATTTATTTAGGGCGTTCGAGGAATGTCCTGTAGATAAAACAAGAGTTGTAGTAATAGGGCAAGATCCTTACCCACAGATTGGTGTAGCTGATGGCATTGCTTTTAGCTGTAGCAACAAGGGTAAGATAGAGAAGTCCTTGGAGTATATGTATAAGTCTATACAAGATACTACATCTGTTACTATCACTGATCCTGACCTCTCACGCTGGAGTCATCAAGGCATGCTGATGTTAAACAGCGCATTAACTACTACAATCGGTAAACCTGGTAGTCACCAACTGTTATGGAAACCGTTTATGGCTTATCTCATAGATTATCTAGTATGGAACAAACAAGATCTTATATATGTGTTTTTAGGTAAGAAGGCCCAAGAATTTGCGGACCTAGTACCTGATAATAACCATAAGATCTTAGTAGCTCATCCTGCTAGTGCTGTTTACGAGAAAGGAACCGTATGGGACTGTAACGATATGTGGAATAAGATTAATAAATACCTAGAACAAAATGGACAAGAGAGAATTTCCTGGTAAAATAAGGGTATCTGCTAAGCTTGATGTTAAGTTTGGAGAAATGTTATTTACTATATCTGCATCTGGCAGATCGGATGTAGAAAACAAATGTCTTTATGACGGATTATCCATATTTGGAATCAAGATGGACGCCGCTAAAAAGATTGTAGAAGAAATGAGTAATGACCTTAGACATGGACGTTACTTTAAGATTCACTTAACAGAATATAGAAAATATGAAAAAGAGGAAGAGCAAGAAGAAAGACTTATCTAATTTAAGATCAGCTATTAATGATGATTTACTTAAGTTAAACTATGAGCTTAATAGTGCCATTAATAAGTTCTTTAATAACATACTCAAAAATATGAGTGATCATGAAGGCACTACTTTATCATTTAATAAACTTGTAGTTGGTATAACTGACTTCAATGAGCTTATAGATACAGTAGAAGGTTTATTCCCTATAGATGCTGCATTTAGTAAGAACATTAGGTATCGTGGTCAGCGGACTGTAGCTATAAGGCAAGTTACTTATACAATAGGTAGTCAACTAGGCCTTAGCTATTCTCATATGGTAAGAACTTTAAATAACAGACATGGTGCTAAAGTATCTCATCATGCTACAATGATCCATTCTACAAATGTAGTAGCATCGGCAATAGAGATTGGCGATAAGGTTATATTATCCGTATGGAATAAAATTATGGATGCTTTAAACTCTAGGAAAGAAAAGTTTGTAAATTTGATTATACACGATCTAGAAAATGAAAGAGCTATTTGATTACCTAGCTAGTAACGGACTTACACCTAATGGTTTTTATGTACTGTGGGGTATTGCTAATAAATCTAGACCACTGTTAATTAATGTCCATACTGAACTTAGGCTGCTAGAATCTGATAAATTTATTGAAGATGCTACTAAGGGTATTCTTACACCTAAGGGTAAAGAAATACTCGAGAAAGCCGAGATTATGTTTGGTAATCTTAAGTTTAATAAGAAACCGGAAACTACTCTTAGTCTAGATGATGATGTACATATTATTGCATATTTAGATATGTTCCCTAAAGGTAAACTGCCTAGTGGTAAACCTGCTAGATTACCTAAGAACGACATAAAAAAAAGCTTTCAGTGGTTTTTTAATAACTATGAGTATAGTTGGGATACTATACTTAAAGCTACCGCCTATTATCTAGACACATATGAGAAGACAAACTTCTTGTATATGAAGAACTCTCAGTATTTTATCCGTAAACAAAATTCAGATAAAAGTTGGGACTCAGAACTAGCCGGTTATTGTGAAATTATATTAAACGGTGGCGATCTAAATGAAGACCACATTAAAGAAAAAGTAGTATGAGAGAACTCATCGGAGACAAAACAGAACGTAAAATATTTATGTTCTTAGTTAGCATTTTATTTTCAGTATTAGCGTGGCAAATTGTGGATAAATTTATAGTTACTGTTAGTTATTTTCAGTCACTTTTTATAGAATTTTTCTTTGTTATTCTACTGATTTTGTATACCTTTATCTCCCGAAAAGTCAATAGTGCTTATCGGGATTAATATCCAAGCACATGTCAGAAACTAACAAGCTCTGGAAAGGGCAGAAAGATGGCTTTGTCCAAGCTCTTCAGTACATGAAGGGTCGTAAAGACGGAGTTATTAAGAGTATAAAGACTCCTTGGACAAGATTTAATGATGCAGGTACTGATGGAATTGAATGGAACACTTTAACCGTTATTGCTGGTAGATCTGGTGCAGGTAAAACTCTAGTAAAAGATAACATTATCAATAAAGCTTTTGTCCTGAATAAAGGAGAAAACTTTAGAGTTTTAGAATTTCAGTTTGAAATGTTAGCCCGGGTAACTGCAATACGGGAGTTCTCAAGTGTTGTAGGAAAATCCTATAAGTATTTGTGTAGTGCTAATGGCGTATTAGCAGATGATGATTTACAAGCATGTTACGACTATGCTAAAGAAAGAGTACGCTATCCTATTGATGTAGTAGAAAAACCTATATCGTCAATAGAGATGAAACAAGTTATTATGGAATATATGGAAGACCACAAGTATCGCGATGACGATGGTGTGGAACACTATACTAAAACCATAGTTACTCTGGATCACTCTTACTTAGTAAAGTTGGCTCCCTTTGAGAAGGATAAACACGAGATGTTATTTAATCTAGCTGAGATATTCACTGAGCTAAAAAGAATGTATCCTATGTCGTTTATTATCTTAAGTCAGCTTAACAGAAATATTGATACTCCAGAAAGAAACGAGGATGGTAAAGCTGGAAACTACATCCTTTCTTCTGACTTATTTGGAGCAGATGCTCTGTTGCAACATGCCGATATGGTTGTTGGCCTAAACCGTCCAGGTTATTATAAGATACGGTATTATGGACCCGACAGGTATATTATTAATGATGAAACTGTTATGGTAATGCACTTCCTGAAATGTAGGAATGGTGATGTCCGTATGAGTTTCTTTAAGGGTAATTTTGAAAAAATGACGGTAGACGAGATACCTGCTCCACCTACCCAAGAAAAACGTATAAACACAAGGTAAAATGAGTATTAAAACTACAGAAAAACTAGACCGTAGAGCTCGTACACAAGAGTTACGAGAGTATCACCAAGAAACTTTTGAGAGTCTAGGAATTCCTGAAGCTTTTTATGTTCCAACAATGGTGTATAAACCTATTGGAAAAGATAGCAAGCACTTCAGTTTATTTCCTAGCCAGCTTAAAAGAAAAGAAGACATTTATGTAGAGTTTGTGAGTAAAGAAATGGAATCGGAAGATCCTACTCGTACACTATATAAGTGGAAATTTAATCCATTCTGGAATGAGGAGTATGAAGAAGTAGAAAGCGACAGACCTGAGGTAAGTGAGAGATATCTTATACCTGTATCTGAGCTTGTTAAAGTAACTACTTCTGATAAGTCGCAACCGGCTAAACAATTAGAGTTTAATGGTTTTGATGAGATAATGAATCCTGATCAGGATGCACCATTTGATCAACTAACCGTTAGAGATCTTGCTGCTATTCTACTAAAGAAACCGGTGAGTCAAAAGAAATGGTTAAACGATTTAATTAAAGGCTAATATGGAAATTGTATTACCTACTAGCAAGGTTCCGGCTGCTCATAAGAGCCCAAAGAATCTTATCATTTTCAGTAAGCCTAAAGTGGGTAAAACTTCTGTGCTTTCTCAACTTGATAACTGTTTAATACTAGACTTAGAAAGTGGCAGCGACTATGTAGATGCTGTTAAACTTAAAGCTACTAGTATTGAAGATATTAAGCATATTGGTAAAGCTATTAAAGAAGCTAACAATCCTTATGGTATTATTGCTGTGGACACCATCACCGCATTAGAAGAGATGTGTATTCCCTATGCTGAGGAATTATATATGCGCTCTCCTATGGGTAAAAACTGGCTAACAGATGGTAAACCAAAGTATGGTAGCATACTTAACTTACCTAATGGTGCTGGCTATCCGTGGTTAAGAGAAGCCTTTACTAAAGTAATTGATTATATTAAGACGTGGGCACCAAGAACTATTCTTGTGGGTCACGTTAAAGATACATTACTAGAAAAAAATGGATCAGAATTTAACGCTTTAGACTTAGATTTGACGGGCAAACTAAAACGTATTGCTAGTTCTAACTCTGATGCAATAGGCTATCTATTTCGTAGAGGTACTAAAAATATATTAAGTTTCAAAACCACTGATGAAATATCTTGTGGTGCAAGACCTGATCATCTAAGAAATAAAGAGATAGAATTATCTGATTTAGTAGATGACGTGGTTGTTGCCGATTGGAGTAAAATTTACATTGATTAATAAAAAATAGAAATGGCTATTAGCACAAAAAACATCGACAGTGGTTCTGGATCCGGATCATCTGTCCCTAAAACATTGTCTCCAGGAGTACAAGTGTTTAAAATTAACAGCATCAGTTTAGAAACTGTACCCTATAAGCAGGAAGCTTATAACATTGTACTTAATGTAGAAGGTCCAGATATGGGTGAAGACTTCGAAGGCTTCTTCATTGATAAGGATAATCCTACACTAGGTCGTTATAAAGGTCAGGTTGGTAAGATCCGTCTTACTGAATATCCTTTAGCTGATGGCACTACTAAAACAGGTATTGTTATTAAGCGTGATGCAGAAATCCTAAGACAAGTAGATATGATTTGTAAGAATCTTGAGATGAAGGACTGGTTGGAAGCACAAGATAACTTACATAACACCATCGAAGATTTAGTAAAGGCTTTAGATAGAGATCGTCCGTTTGCTAACAAGTTTGTAAGAGCATGTGTAGCAGGCCGCGAGTATATTAACAAGCAGAACTATACTAACTTTGATTTGTATCTACCGAAGTGGTCTAAGAACGGATCTGCTTATGAGCTAGCATCTGTAGATGAGGCTGTAAGTAAGGTAGTTAAATTTGATCCAGAAGTTCACGTGAGAAAAGCTAAGACTGAGACTGTAAGTTCTTTTGGAAATGCTACACCAACTACTAACGATGTAGCTGGTGATTTTGTTCTATAATTAAATTAAAGGGGGAGTAGAAATATTCCCCCTTAATTTTATAGTTATGATTAGTACAAGACTTTTAATTTCAGACATCTCGGAAGTTCCTAGTGTCTGGGCATTTGAATATTACTGTAATCTTTCGGAGAAACTAGTAGGTCAGCAGTTAAAGATAAAGTCTCTGTTTAATCCAACAGAAAGAACACCAAGTTTTGTTCTTTATTGTAATAACGGAACCTATTTATTTAATGACTTTTCTACTGGCCGTAAAGGTAATTTTGTAAAACTTGTTGCAGACTTACATAATCTAGAATATTTTGAGGCTATACTAAAAATTATAGGAGACTATAATACTTTCTTATTACAAAATAATGGAGAGTATTCTGTAGGAGAATTTAAAAAACATTCTAAGTATGAAGTGGCTAAGCACACTGTAAGAAACTGGAATAATCTGGATGCTAAATACTGGATGCAGTTTGGTATAGACTCTAAAACATTAGAGCATTTTAAAGTAGTAGCGCTAGATAATTATACTATGGAAAAGAGAGGTGAGGGTGAAACTGATGAGCTAACTATTAGCGGTCAGTATATTTATGGTTATTTACGTGAGGATAATAGCTTATATAAAATCTACCAACCTAAAGTAAAGGATCATAAGTTTCTTAAAGTAAAGAACTATGTACAAGGTACCGATCAGTTAACGTTTGAAAAACCTAATCTTGTTATCTGTAGTTCTCTAAAAGACGCAATGTGTCTTACTAAGTTTGGTTACAATGTAGAAGTTGTAGCTCCAGATAGTGAGAACACTGCTATTAGACGTGAGGTAATAGATATCTATAAGATTAAGTACCAGAGTATCTGTACTTTATTTGATAACGATGACGCCGGTGTAAAAGCAATGCATAAGTATAAGGATAACTTTAATATTCCTTATGTGCATTTAAAATTAGAGAAGGATCTATCCGACTCTGTAAAAACTTATGGCGTGGAAGGAGTAAGAAAATTCCTACACCCTTTATTAAAAGAAGCATTAAAGAAATGAGTTGGATATATCAACATAGAGATTTTACCGAGGACATGATTCCTGATGGTGCTGTAGGCTTTGTATACCAGATGGATGTTATCATAGATGGTGAACGCAAGTCTTATATAGGTAAGAAGAACTTTTTTGCTGATGTCAAGACCAAGCTCAGTAAGAAGGCTATGCCTACTGACAAACGTAAGAAGACTTACAAGCGTGTAAGAAAAACTGTATATCAAAATTACTATAGTAGTAATGAAACACTTAAGGCAGCTCACAAAGCTGGAGTACCTATCAAAAGGACTATCCTAAAGATATGTTACTCTAAGACAGAGCTCTCTTATCAAGAAGTTAAATACCAGTTTATGTGTGAAGTACTAGAAAAAGATTTCTGGTTAAACGCAAATATCCTGGGGAGATTTTATAAACAAAAGTAATATGGCAAGTACTAAAGTAGCAGCGCTAATGTCTCGTCTAAGAGACTTAGATATTCAGCGTGTAGAAATAAGATATGATGGCTCTGGAGATTCTGGATCCATAGAAGATGTAGATTTTTATAAAGAAAAATGGGAAAGTGTAGATGATATAGCTGAAGATCTACGCGGACTATGTGAAGATTTAGGTTATCATATATTAAACCAACACTATAACTGGGACTGGTATAATAATGATGGTGGATACGGTACCGTTATTATAACACCTGGTACAGACAATATTACTATTGATGGTTATGTTAGGGAGGTTACTGAGGCAGGTGATTCAGTATCTTTAGAGAACATAGAATTCTAATGGCTCATCCATATGATCATGCCCGCAGCTCCGTTAAGAAATGGGGCGGGGAGATTGGAGATTACCTACCTATACATGAATGGTTTGATGATACTAAAGGTTGGCTAGGAGATAGCCGTCACAGATTATTTAGACATCATAGTGAAGGTATCTTCCAATGTGAAGAAATATTTGGTATCTATATTACTAACTCAGCCGGTAAAAAGGTTATGGTTAGATATATAGGTGAACAACATGTAAAAGAAGATTGCAATGGTTATATACCAAGTGCAAAAGAATGGATTACTAACTTAGACAAGCCACCCTTGTGGATGCTAAAAACCCAAAAGATAAATGACTGAAGTGCATAAACTTACAGAGCAAAATTATTTTAACTTGCAGGATATGATTAACTCATCTGATACTGAGAATCATACCGTTGCAAAGGCTTTGATATCTAACCTAGATGTTAAAGAGAACCTTGTATATCTAATCCTATTGTATAAAGAGTTATCTTCTGCAAATAAAAGAAAAGACTTCTTTGGTGAGAAAGTAATGGCGGATCTTAAGTTATACTTTGATGTAGACTTAAGTTATGCCCATGTAGATTGGGATAACATAATAAACTATTTCTCTGCACCTAATCAAGATCCTTTACACTTAGGATTTTGTTTAAGCAGATTTTGTGCTGAGGTAACTAACCGCTTAAATGATGCGGGGTTTACGTTTATTAAGAACTATAAAATTAATCTAGTGCCTAAACATGGATAAACATGAAAGTCTAGCCAAGACCGGTAAAGAACTAATGTTGAAGGAGCCTTTTTACGGGCTCTTTCTCATTGGTCTAAACAAGGTATGGCAGAAGAGAGTTCCTACCGCAGGTGTGAGTAAGAACAGTATTAATTATCAGCTTACTATAAATGAAGATTTCTGGAATAGCTTAAGCTCTGATCATAGACTAGGTCTACTAAAGCATGAGCTTTTGCATATTGCCTTCTTCCATTTAACTATGCATGATAACTTTGCAGATAAGCGCCTAGCTAACATAGCTATGGACTTAGAGATCAACCAGTATATTGATCCACAGTATCTTCCTGAAGGAGGTTGTACTATAGATAGTGAAGCTTTTAAACAATATGACTTACCTGTTAAGGCCGGTTGTAGAGAGTATTATGATATCCTATCTAAAGAGAAAGAGAAACAGGAGCAAGAAGGTGGTGGATCTAAAAGTAAACTTCAAAAGATTCTAGAAGCTATGGCTAAAGGAGATAGTCACGATGAAGATGGTGACCCGGTTCCTGACCATAACACATGGAAAGATTTTGAAGATATGCCTGAAGCTGAGAAGAAGCTTATGGAAAAGCAATTAGAGCATATTCTTAAGGAGGTAGCGCAACAAGTTAAAGGTCGCGGTACTGTACCTGGAGAGATGCAAGGATTGCTTGATAAGATTAATAGTAAGGAACCACCAAAGTTTGACTGGCGTGGTTATCTTAGAAGATTTGCTGGGGGTTCCCAGAAAGTGTATACTAAAAAGCTTAGAAGAAAATATAATAAGCGTTTTGAAGAGATGGCAGGTTTAAAGATTAAACCAAGAAAACATATTCTTGTTGCCATAGATACTAGTGGTTCAGTATCAGATGATGAGCTCCGCGAGTTCTTTCATGAGATAGACCATATTAATAAGACCGGTGCTGAGATTACTGTATTACAATGTGATACAAAGATTAATAGCATAAAGAAATATTCTGCCGGTGATACTGTAGAAATTTTTGGTAGAGGTGGGACCGAGTTTGATCCCGTAATAGAGTATTATAACGAGAATGTTAGAAACTATAGTTGTATGGTATATCTAACTGACGGAGAATGCTATTGTAGTGTAAAGCCAAGAGGCAAAATGTTGTGGGTAATTTCTTCTCGTTCACAGATGAATGAAGACTTACCAGGACCAAAGATCAAGTTAAATTAATAATTAAAGAAAATGAGCAATCAAGTAAATCTTAACACAGACGAGTTAAAAACATTTGTAAATCACATTGTAAATAATAACCGCTATCTTCAAGAGAACGGTAAAATCCCTGTAGCAATTGCTGTAGAGGGTGAGGCCGGTATCGGTAAGACAAGTACTATATTGGAGATTGGTAAAGACCTAGGTCTTAATGTTGTTAAGATTAATCTTTCTCAGATTGAGGAGATTGGTGACTTAACCGGTTTTCCAGTTAAAGAATTTGAAGTAGTTAAGACTACTGAGGATGGAGCTAAGGTAACCAAGTGGGTACCTGAGAATACCATGCCTATGTATATCCAAAATAAATATGTTCCAACTGGAGAAAAGCGTATGACACATGCTACTCCAGAGTGGATCCAAGGTAAAGAAGAAGGCGGTATCTTAATCCTTGATGACTATACTCGTGCTGACAGCAGATTCTTGCAGGCGTGTATGGAGTTAATTGACCGTCAAACGTATATCTCTTGGAAGCTACCAAAAGACTGGCACATCATCTTGACTACTAATCCTGATAATGGTGACTATAATGTTACTAGTATTGACGTAGCTCAGAAGACTCGTTTCATCACTACTTATCTTAAGTTTGATGCAGAATGCTGGGCACGTTGGGCAGAGCAAAATGATATTGACTCTCGTTGTATTAACTTCTTGTTGATGCACCCTGAGACAGTAACACAAAAGACTAATGCTCGTAGTATTACCACTTTCTTTAACTCTATCTCTAGTGTAGAGAACTTTGAGGAGAGCTTACCACTAATCCAAATGATTGGTGAGGGTAGTGTAGGAGCAGAGTTTGCTACTTTGTTTACCACATTTATTCACAACAAGTTAGATAAGATGGTGTCTCCTAAAGACATGCTTACTAACGCAAGTTGGGAATATGTGAAAGGACAAATGGGATCAGCTATGGGTAAGGTAACAGATGATGGATACCGCGCAGATATTGCCAGCGTGTTAGCTCACCGTTTGATTAACTTCACTGTAGTTTATTCTGAGAAGAATACTGTAGACCAAAAGATCTTAGATCGCATTACTAGCTTTATTACCGATAAGGACATCTTTAACAATGACCTTAAGTATGCAATTATTAAAGGTATTGTAAATGGTAACAAAGCCAAGTTTACTAAGCTAATGATGAATGCTGAGATTGCTAAAATCGCTGTAAAATAATGAAAGGTAACCTTCTTAAAAACAATGTTACTCCTGAGATGCTTGCACAACTCCCCTTCATTGAGGGGGAGCTGCAAGTTATCATGACCAGGGGTAGTAGAACAGGGCTTGTATATAAACTATACAATGTAACTGAAGAAAATATAAAGAAAGCTGAGAAGCTTTTAGTTGGTGGTGATCTACCTACTCTACCAAAAAAGAGTAAGGTTTATATACTACCTAATTGTATATATACACAGGTGCAGATAAGAGAGATATGTAAAGTTCATGGGTTTACTATTACTCATGATATTAGTAAGGCAGACTTATTTGTAGGTAATGCTAATTGTATATTCCCTAGCATGGTTAATCAAGAATTCCCAGATGGACTAGGTAGTCATAGAACTACACTTTATAAGTATGCTATGACTGATGACTTTGCTAAAGTAGCATTTACTACAAGGTATCCAGACTTTATAGAGCCTGCTACCAACACTGATACAGATGTTTACTTTAGTAGTTATTACTATGGCAACATAGATTTTTGGCCTGTTCTATATGGTACAGATGAATACTATGCATTACTTAGCGGAGAAGCTGTAGAAATTCTGCATAGAATTCTTTCTGGTAAAGTACCCGTTGTAAATGAAGAGAAGATGTTTAACTCCATTGACCGTCTAATTATAGATGATGATATGTTTAACACGCTACAGTTAATGTTTAACTCTAATAGAGAAGATAAGACTATAGCTTGTGAGTTACTCTTTAATGCTAATTATGAAAAGTCTTATTATAGAATCTATAAACTTATTCAAGAGAATTACTATGAGATAGAATCTTATATGAATAGAAAGAACAAAGAGATTTTCTATAAGACATTTCCTGCTAGAGAAATCCGCAGTAATACCTATGAAGAAGATCTTAATCACTTGTATAACGTAGGTCATCTTACTGAAGATGCATATATGGATATTTTATATACCAAAGCTGCTGAGGAGATTGAGAGCTTTACTAGAAATATGGGAAATCTTAGAAAGTTCTTTGCTGTAGATATGTTTATATCCAAGAACTATGATGAGTTTATAGAATCTAAAAAACCAAAAGTAAATGAAGAAAATGTTGAAAGTACTACAGCTAACAGTCCCTTCTAATAGTAACACGTTTGAGTTAGAAGTAACGCATGTTATTCCAGATGCATCTGGTAATATTACTAAAGGTTGGGGTCGTCAGACACCAGCTAATCCTGTAGATAAAACCAAAGAGTTAGACATTAACTCAATTAAAACTATATACTTTGCTTCTAAAGTAAATGTACCTAGAGAAAGAGTAAGACCTTTCTTGGAAGAAAAGGGTATTAAGATCATTAGAGATGCAGATAAAGCTGATGCTGTAATTATTTCAGATGATACGTATGACTATAACGTAACTAACTGGTGGGGTAATGCATGTGGTGCAACATCTATGTTACATTTTTTAAGAAGTTTCAATGGTGCTCTAAATACTAACGAAATTATAATACAGCTAGAGGCTCATGTAAACTCAGGTGTACTTGATTCTAATTATGTAATCTATAATATGAATCAACTTGATGGTGTCTATAGGCATAATCCTAATTGTGTTAAATCAAACGCAAGCTGGGGTGTTCATCATACTAGTCCGGGTAAATCTGATTTTGGTGGAGATGCTCAAGCTGTAGATAGAGGTTACATATCTCAAGTTAAAGATCATACTATTTATGATCCTACCTATGTTTCTAGATGCTATGACCAAGCCGCAATTCTTAAACACCTTGGTGAAAATATTATAGATAAAGAATCATATGAAAGTATTAGAACCATGTTTAATAGTACTGATAAGAGTAACCATCTTATTGCTATGACCATTATGGCTAATGCTAACTATGAGCAAAGCTTTATGTATTTAGCATTCTTACTAGAGGAGTTTGGTAGAGGTCCTATCTATAATCACAGTTATAGAAATACTGTAGGGTTTAAGTCTCTAACTAAATGGATGGGGTATAATAAATATCGTTTTGATAAAGATACCATCCTGGACATAAGTTTGGAGAAGAAGTTACTTACACGTGAACTATTGGCAATAGTTAAAGATTATTATCTTAAAGGTGCTAATGCTTATAGTTCTAACTTTGACGTATCTGAGATTAAGCTAAATGCTGAGTCACAAGAAAAGATTGATAAATATTTTAACGAGAAAGAGAATGGTAACAGACTTCCAAGCGGAGGAGAACTTCTACAAGAAGAAGTATCACTTTAGTTATTCCGGGCTAAACAAGTTATTGTATAGCCCAAGATCATTTTATAGTCATTATATTCTTAATCAAAGAGAAGATAAAATGGAGCAGCATCTGATTGAGGGCAGACTGCTTCATTGCCTTCTTTTAGAAGAAGAAAATTTTGATCAACAATTTATTGTATCTTTAGGTAAATTACCTGGAGATAGCGCTAAGAAAGTTTTAGATAAAGTATTTGTAAGAGCATTAATAGATGGTTATACAGAACTATCTTTGGAAGATCTTTCTAGTGATATCTTACTGGTATTACAGGAAATAAATCTTCATCAAAGTCTTAAGACTGATGAACAACGTGTAGAGAAAGTACTAACTGATGAAAATAAAAGTTACTATGATTTTCTACGCACTAAGGGTGATAAGCTTGTCATTGACAACGAGACCCTGGAGAGAGTAAAAATATCTGTAGATGAAGTAAAAGGTAATAGTAAAGCTTGGGGCTTGCTTGGTATCGGTAACCCGGATACAAAGAGCGAGGTGCCACTCCAGATTGATTTGCTTAACTATGGCTTTGGACTTAAAGGTATAGTAGATAACATCCGTGTAGCCCACGATGAAAAGACTATCTACATCAATGACCTGAAAACTACAGGAAAGCTGATTCAGGATTTTCCTGAGACTGTAGAGTATTACAAGTACTGGCTACAAGCTGCTGTATATGTAAGACTCGTTAGAGCATCTATGCCGGAGTTAAGTAATTACAAAATTAAGTTTCATTTCGTAGTGGTTGATAAGATTAACCAGTGTTACGCATTTGAAGTTAGTCAAGTAACACTTAACAAGTGGTCAGATGATCTAGATGATGTGCTAAAAATAGCGGCGTATCATTACGATTCCCGCAATTATGACTTACCTTATATTTATAAGGAAGGTAACGTAATATTGTAAATTTATGATTAAATCCCTCACAAAAGAATACATTCAAAAATCTAGGATATTTCTATATCCGTTGTTAGGTATTAAGAAATCATTTGGTCCTACACCCACCGAGAGTTATATTTCGTGGGATGGAAACTATTTGATGAACGAATGTAAACTTATATGTATTTATCCTACTATAAATACGGAAGAATTTAAAAAGTTTGAGCGTACTCGTTTATTTGCTAATAAATACTTTCATGTCTATTATGAATTAGAGAATGGAACAAGCGCTTATATTTTTAATCTTAGAGATTATGAACAAGACTGGTCTAATTTTCTGATGGGTAAATACTCTAAGTTTACTAAAGACTCAAAGGATAAAGTGTTGGACTTCTTTGCACATAAACCGGCCGGTAGGGAGTATATAAATTCTTACTTCTATCCCGAAAAGTATTATGTTAACTATGCTGATCTATTGGACGTTCCTGTAGAATTACTAAAACAAGTTGGAGAAGTATGTAGTCCTCCTGACCTTACAAAAGAAAATCTAAAAACATCTATAAAAGATGTGCAAATATTTAAGTATATTTGAAACCTTAAAAATCAACTATGAATAACATGATGTTAATCCACTCTCAGTGGAAAGATGGTAAAACTTTTAAAATGATTCCGATTGCAGAAGACTGCCCATACTTGGAATGTATTTATGATAATCAAGTAAACGTATTAGCTGTAGTAAGTACTTTAAGTAAAGATACTTTCCACATGGTACCGAAACTAGATGCTAATGGTGATCCAGAATTACGTAAGACTCCAGGTCGTGATGGTCTTCCTTATAAGCAAGAGCGTAGAACTCTAGAAACTTATAACGAATACTATCTAGAAAACGAGCAGGATATTAATGAGTTTATTAAACGCTTTGCTGTTAATGCAGATAAGTTTGATTTTGCTCAATATATGGTAGCCGAAAAGAAATAATTAAAAGGGGGAGAAATCCCCCTACTTACTTTTACGGGGGAACAGCTTAACTGAACACATGTATATGAAGCACTGGGTAATGGACTATGAAACACTGATCAACTGTTTTGTTGCTGTGTTTGAACATTATAAAGAAGAGGAGACTAAAGTATTTGTAGTATCTAAACTACGAGATGACTATGAGCAGCTCCTCAGATTCCTGAACGATAATAAAGATAATAAAGAGTGGCATATATCTTTTAACGGTATAAACTTCGACTCTCAGATTACAGAATTTATTATAAGAGAAGGCTCCGACATTTTAGGATTTGATCCTGAGAGGATTGCATATATCTTATATCTTCAGGCACAAGAAACTATATCTCGTGCTAACAATGAAGAGTTTCCAGCATATTCTGAAAGAGATTTAAGTATACCACAGATCGATGTATATAAATTAAACCACTGGGATAATAACGCTAAAAGATCTAGTCTTAAGTGGATTCAGTATTCTATGGATTGGCATAACATCCAAGAGATGCCTATACACCATAGTACTATGATTGAAACACAGGACCAGTTAGATACTGTTGTTTCCTACTGTATTAATGACGTTAAGTCTACTAAGGCTATTCTAAATCTGAGTAAAGAGCAGATTGCTTTAAGAAAAAGCTTAACTAATGAGTATGGTATTAATCTTTATAGCGCATCTGAACCTAGAATATCTAAAGAACTGTTTCTCTATTTCTTAAGCAATAAGCTTGGAATCAGAAAGTATGACCTAAAACAATTACGGACTAATAGAGAAACGATTATTGTAAAAGATATTATACTCCCATATGTAAACTTTAAACGTAAAGAGTTTAACAATATACTTGAGAAGTTTAAATCTTTAGAAATAAACACTGGAGAGACAAAAGGCGGATTTAAATATTCTGTCACACATAAAGGTGTTAAAACTGATTATGGCCTTGGTGGTCTGCATGGTGCTGCTAAGTCTGGTGTTTATGAAGCCAAAGAGGGTATGATTATAATGACGTCTGACGTTACTAGTTTCTATCCTAATCTGGCTATTAGAAATAAATGGGCTCCAGCACATTTGTCTAAACAAGAATTCTGTGATCAATATGAATGGTTCTTTGAAGAGAGAAAGAAGATTCCTAAGAAAGATCCAAGAAACTATGTATACAAGATTATTCTTAACAGTACTTATGGTTTAAGTAATGATGAGAATAGCTTTCTATATGATCCAGAATTTACTATGCGGATTACTATTAACGGTCAGCTTAGTCTAACTATGTTGTATGAAATGCTATCTGACGGCATACCAGGAAGTGTTCCTATTATGCAAAATACTGACGGTCTTGAGATGATGATTCCAGCCGGCTATCGAGATAAGTATTTTGAGATATGCAAGAAGTGGGAAGATATGACTATGCTGCAGTTAGAGCATGATCAGTACCAGAAATTAATTCTTGCTGATGTTAATAACTACATCGCTGTATATAATTACAAGGAAGTTTCCAAAGAAGAATGGGATAGTCTTAAAAAGAAGAACCCGCATCATCTGTTCAAAGAAATTTCTGGTAAGTATTTATATGCGCCGACTAAGTGTAAAGGTAGGTTTGAGTTTACTGATCTAGCCCTGCATAAGAACAAAAGCTTTCTAATTATACCTAAAGCTATTTATCACTTCTTTGTTAAGGATGAAATGCCTGAAAAATTTCTACAGGCAAATAGAAATATCTTTGACTACTGTGGAGGTGTTAAGGCTAAAGGGGATTGGAAGTTTATACAAACATGCTTTAGTAAGGGCACAAGAACGGATACCGTACTACAAAAAATCGTAAGGTATTATATATCTAATAAAGGTTGTAAAATTATTAAACGTAATGTTGTAGATGCTAGAGAGATTCAGCTAGAATCTGGTAAGTGGATGCAGACTATTATGGATAAATATGAAGATAAACCTTGGCTAGAATATGATATCAACGAGGATTATTATTTAGAGAACATTTATAAAGAAATAGAGAATGTTCTTAAGAAAAAGAATGAATCACAACTAAGTTTATTTTAGTATGAGTAAGAGAATTCCAACGGGTATTACCCGAGATTATTTGGAGTCTGTAGCGCTACCTAACCACGGTGGGCGTTACACTCCTATTAGCCATAAATCTATTATAGATAAGGTGCATGCAGAACTTGCGGCCCGTGGCTTTAATGTAGAAGCAGAATTATATCGTGCTAGTGTGCACGGTAATGTTGCAAATGGGATGTATATCCTAGACCAGGGTACAGATCCCGATATGAAGATGATGTTTGTATGGGGTAACTCTTACGACAAGTCTATGAGATTTAAGTGTGGTGTTGGGGTATATATTCCTAAGACTGGTAACTATATCTTTCATGGTAATCTAGCTAACTATGCTCGTAAGCATACGGGTACTGCAGATCAAGATGCATTAGAAATGATTCAGACACACTTGAATAAGGCTAATGCTCACTATACCGAATTACTAGATGCAAAAGATAAATTAATTAACTCTAGTGTATCTGTAAGACAAGCGTCTGAACTTGTGGGCCGTATGTTTATTGAAGAGCAGTGTATTAATAAAGAGCAAGCATCCTCTGTAAGAGACCGTATTATAAATGAGGTAGAGTTATTTGATAATCTAGCCTGGAATAATGGTTGGAACTTTTATAACTCTGTAGCTACGGCGATAAGAATGTCCCATCCTAAGTCTTGGTTTGAAGACCAATCTAAGATGCACAAGCTTATATTAGAGGAAGTAGTAGATATTAATACAGATGTAATAGCTACTGATTTACCAGAAGTTACTACCCCTGAACCTACTAATCAGTTAGATATATTTGCGGTTATTGAGGAAGTTGAAAATACAGAAGTTGTTGTAGAGTTTGAGGAGAAGCCTGAGATTAAATTAAACTCTCCTACAGATGTTATTGTTGATGAAATTCCAGAAGAATTATTTATCTTTGATGAGCCAAAAACAACAACATTTGATTTACCTGACCTATGAATAAAAAAGACTTTAACGAGCTAGTAGAAAAGCGTATTAGTCTTATCAGAAGTACCCTCGCCTCTAAAGGCGGGGAGTACACTTCTGATGAAGATGTTCTTGAAAGTTTTAAAACAATTGCTCAAGGATTATCATTACATGATGATTCTACCAAAGTACTATGGGAGCTTTTAACTAAGCACTTGTATTCTGTAAAAAGACTAGTAGAATCTCCTGTAATTCCAGATGAAGCTCTTGTTAAAGAAAAGATTGGGGACGCTATCAACTATCTCATCCTACTAGAAGGTTTACTCATGGAGGATATAGAGTTTGATAAGATTGTATATAAGGAGCTAGAAAAAACTGAAGAAAGATTATCTCGCTGGTCTAGTGAGTATCCTCAGGGTACAGACCAACTAGGCTTACCTAAGATGCCTTCTTATTCTTATACTGCAACTGCAGAACCATGTCGTGTTAAGTATAACATAGATGCCGGAGAAAACGGCTATTAATTGTAAATTTATATGAGGGACTTTGTAGACTTAGTGGCAGAATTCCACTATTTATTTGATCAGAAAGATGCTAAAACTCCAACATCTGGAAATAAAAAGCAAGGAGAGTTACGCTACTCTTTACTTGCTGAAGAAAATGCTGAATACCTTGAGGCAGTTACTGCTGGTGATTTGGTGGGTATCGCTGATGCTCTTGGTGATCAGCTATACATTATCTATGGGACGATTCTTAAACATGGTCTCCAAGATAAAATCGAAGATGTATTTAAAGAAATACACAGATCAAACCTGAGTAAGCTAGGTGCTAACGGAAAACCTATCTACCGTGAAGACGGTAAAATTCTAAAAGGTCCTGATTATTTTAAACCCAATATTGCCAAGATACTAGATCTCTAGCCTTGGCCACGATAAGCCTTCTTGTAGTTCTTACTAGATTTAAGTCGGCTTGTTTTACTTTTTGCTATAACCCCTGGGCGACTAACTTTAGTACGCTTAGGGGCATAGCTACTTTTTGCTACGTTTACTTTTGCCATTTGGTTTTGGATAAGGGTTTTCTCTATGCCATTTTTTAGTTGCTGCTACTCCTTGTTGAATAGTTTTAGCACCCGCTTTTTTAGTTAAGTCTATAGTATCCCATACACCTTTATCTTTGGTAGGGTGATTAACCATAATATTACCTACCTTACCTTCACCTCTTTTAGTTGTCTTCTTATAGATTACATGTTTCTCTCCACCAGCAGATACCTTAACCTTTTTCATTACTTTTTCTTGTATTTAGCTTTATACATTTTATCTACTTGATCAAGTGCTGTAACTGGACCACCTTTTTTATAAGGGTATATTGCTTGATCCATTAGTCGACGACGCTGCTCATTTTCTTGTTTAGCGCGTTTAGCTTTAATTATATCTTCAGCAACTCGTTGTTGTCTTCTTGATAACTCTAAGTTTTCTCTATATTGACTCTCAGCATCAGTAGCTTTATTACCGTGATTACGATCTTGTGCTTGCTGCATTAGAAACGCATTCATAGCACTAACAGGATCTACGCTACTTTTACCGGTATCACCCTGGTATTTTTTTATTTTAGCCATTATTTTTTCTTTTTAATTGATCCGCCTTTTTTTATTGTTTTCTTAATGGTCCCACCTTTTTTCATAGGTCCATTAGCTGGCATTTTATAAGGACCATCTCCGCTATTATCTGTTTTAATAGGAGCTGTCCTATTTATCCTATCTTTATCAATTAATCGCATTTGTCTATTCTCAAGTCTATTATATTTATCATTAAGTCTATTGACTTTATTTTGATTTGGAGAACTTGAAATCATTTCAGCCAATTGTTTAGAAGCTATTTTGTTAGTGCGATCATTTAAGTTATCGATTCTTCTTCTTCTGATGCTATAAGTACTTGTGCCTGTTTGGGCTTTTGCTAATTTCTTTGCCATTGTTTTATATTTTTATTTAAGATCCGCAGTATAAACAGCCGTCATCTGCGTCTTCGCTTTCGCCAGCTAGTATTTTTTTTATCTCAGCATCTACTTGCTCATCATTCCAGTTAGGGTGAAATGCTTTAACCTGAGACTTTAGGAATAAGTAATTATTATCCATTACTTTTTACCCATTTTTTTCATAGTCATTTTAGACTTAGTAGTTCCGCCTTTAGCAAAGTTTTTTTGGAACTTTCTAGTTACTGCACTCATTGTAGCAGCTACTACTGGATTTTTTTTCTTTTCTGCCATTGTATTATAGTTTAATGTGTTATAGTATATATAAGACTACTGAATAAAAATACGCCAATTCCTCCAAATATCCAATTATTTTTTCTAGCAGTATGAAGTTTATCTTGGGTATCAGCTAATGAATCCCTTGATGCTTCTAGGCTTACATGTAAAGCAGAGTTTTTATTGACGCACTCTGTTGTTCTTTCATTTGCCAAAGTGATTTGTTCACTAGCCTTCTTGATCTCGTACTCCTTATCAAGGATCCTGAGATTAAGGGTGTTGATGATTTCATCTTTGCGCTTAACGCTAGCTTTGACATAGTCATAGTCCACAATGATTTTGAGGAGTTGCTCCTCTTGCTTATCGGTAAAGAAGATCCCTTTAGTACCATCCCAGTTAATTCTTTGGGGTGTAAGTTGTCCATAGTTGGTCCCGTTGCTTATCATCAGCAGTAGGGATAAGAGCAATAGTTTGATCGCGTTCATCTTTATCTTGTTTATCTTGTTGATTAATTACGTTAATCTGGTTAATTCTCTGAAGATCTACAATCTTTAAACTGTCTTGTACAAGCTTAAACTTTAGAGAGTCTATTTCCATAGCATGTTTGGTATCTTTAGCAAAGGCTTTAGATTTTAAATCTTCTATATTAGCCTCCTTAACTTTTATTTTATACAAAAGTACAGCTATCCATATACCTATTGCTAATATACCTGCAAATACTAATATCTCAATTAGTAGATTCTTCTGTTTCCGGTTTGGCATTTTCTTCAGGTTTAGGTAAATTCATTTTTTGGGTAAATACTCCCTCAATCATAGTTCCTACAAATACTCCACCTCCTATAAACATAATAGTGTTATACATATACTCCGGGGTTTTATACTCTGAGAATGTAGCTATCCATGCTAAGGCTGACCCTGTTAAGATACAGTAAAGACCTACAAGTCTTTTAGAACTTTGGTCTCCGTCTTTACTTAGTATAGATAGTATCCACTTCTTCATTAGAACTCTCTTAATAGGGTGTATGTAAAGTTAGTTAACCCTGAATCTTTACAAGCTTGTATAAGACTGGCAAATTCTTTAGGGTTGTTTAGTACTTGACAACCAGCTGACCATTTCTCTATAAGACTTGAGATAGCATTAGGGTTAGCACGGTGTATGTTAATACCAAATAGACCGGTATCTTCTTTACCCTGCTCTTCTGCAGTCTCGTCTTTATCATTGTCTCTATATACTGTAACAGGCTTAGCTTGAACTAAAGCTTCATACTGCCCTTTGTGTTTACCTAGTTTCCAACTATCTACATATTGTCCAGGTTTAAGAACAGCTGTACCTTTAGGGTTCATCATGTTTAGTAACCAGTGTCTTCCTGGATTTGTAGTACAAGAATATGGTGTAGTACCAGGACCATTTACCACATAGATTATATCATCAAACTTGTTATTGATGTTATCTTTAGACCTAATACCAATCAAATGAAATTTAGGCCATGCATAACCTAGTCTAGCAAACTCTGCTTCTAGTTCTGTGTAAGAATATTTTTTCATATAGCGAATATAATTAATTATCTCCAATTTTGTCCTTTAACCCAGTTAGTAATAGCCATATCTGGGGATAAAGTTTTACCTGTTAATCCTAGTGAGCGAGCTAAGTAAGTTAATACTTTAGAACCTTCGCCCCAATCTTCTCCTTTTTCTTGCATCCAGAAATAAGGTCCTTCACGTTGATCAAAGTATGCCTTAGAATCATCTATTCCAAATAAACTGTTACCAGCATGTAATGCTAATCCACCGATAATCTTTTTATAGTTATCCCATGTATTATTCATAGATACAGACTCCATACTAAGTAAGTCGATATAGTTATCTGCGCCGTATCCTGGGATAGGTAACCACTGCATCTGTTCATTTTTTAATTGCATAGTTAAATAAAGAGCATGGTTTGTTAACCAACCACCTAGTTTAAACGGCTCTTCATTATCACTTACTCCAAAAAATGGTAATGGGCCTGACCGCTCTCTTAGTTTTCTAAATTTATCTTCATCAGCGTCATCAAATCCAAATATTAAAGAGATAGCCATACTAAATGCTACTACGTAAGCTACGTCCATAATGGTTTTTAATACAGCTGCCTTTTCGCTATCTGATACAAATCTGGCGTATTCCCCTCTGGTTTTGATTGTTCTGCCAAAAGCTCTTAATGCCTCTACGTAATAACCCATAGCTACATCGCCTACTGCTGCGTCAAACCTATATCTTGGGTCTCTCCATGAACCGCGGTATTGTACACGATTTAAGAACATACGTAGGAACCAGCGTTTGAATGCTATAGCAAATCGGAATGCTACATATCTATCTGCTTCTGCGTAGTCAAACTTAGCAAAAGAACCGGCTAGATTATTTGTAACACCCTGTACTTTATTTTTAAACTGTTTAAACTTACTTCCGCCTATACCCCATTCTGGATCTACCCCTTCCTTTAATCTAATCTGACCATCTACAGTTTCCCAAGCATCTATATAAGCTATACGTTTTGTAACACCATCTATAGTTTGCTCTACGGATTTCTCATGGTTCATCATGGCGCCGAAGATGGATAATGTTGAATTTAATTCTGTCCATTTACGGAAGCTTGTCATCCAGCTTAATCCTCCTAAGGCATCTTTAGTTAAAGATCTTGATCCATGTTCTACAAACTTATCTTGGAAGCGGCCTTGATATGCATCAAAGATTTCTACCAGCTGAGTATTGTGAGACTTAGGTCCAAACTTATAAAGCTCTAAACTAATTTCCCAAGATACTTTATTAGACCATGCTACACCTTTTGCATAGTTAGCATGGTTAAAGTATTTACCAGCAGCAGATTCAATTAATGTTTGTACTCTTAAGCCAAATGAGTTCTTTAATGCTGATGGAATATCCATAGCAAAGTATCCAAAAGCTGACGCAGACATAATGTTATCTGCTAGCTTATGAACCCATACGTTATCAGAGTCTGCTCCGATAACACCTTTGTTCATCTTACCCTCAAACTCTCTTTCTACAAAGTTGTCTATAGCTTTTTGTCTTACCGATTTTTCTCCTTTCTTAATAAGCTTAGCACCTCTCTCAAACATATTATTTATAGAATAATTAGAGAGCATGCTTTTACTTAAGCCTTTTACTTCACGCACTGTATTAGCAGGATCTGATAATACTGTTTGTAAAGCTCTGGCCATAGGATTCATTTCTATAAGAGCTCTTTGTTTTTCTGCAGATATCATGTATCTAAGCATTCCGTGAGAAAGATCTAAAGAAGTTTCCTCAATTGGAATATTTGAAAGACCTGTAATAGGTACTCCGGCAAACTGATCATCAAACAAGTCCGTTTTAATCATCTCTTGACTAGTCTGGAAGTTGTAACCTCTGTCGTAGTCATCTGCTGATCCAACAAATAATGCCTTAATACGTTTTACCCAACTGCTTATAGGATTTTCCATTTTACCCTCTCCGTCAAACATATTACGCTTAGCTTCATAACCACTACGCATAAATCTTGGGATGTCTAAGAATAACTTAGATGGGTTAGGATTTCCTTCTTGAAATTGTAAATGCCACTTCATTAAAGCAAGTAATGCTCTATGTAAAGTAGGGTCGTTTTTAGCTACATCAAAATACTGTTGATTAACAAAACGCTTATCTTCTATGTCCAGTCTTGGTAACCATTGACCTTTGTTATCCATATTAGCTAGAGTTGGATCTCCCTTCTCTAATGCCTCTAACATAGTAACTGGTTTTGTTACGTACTCATCTTTTACGATTCTCTCATAATAGTTCATATTAGGTAAAGCAGGAATAGTTTCTTCTTCACCACTAGAGTTAATAAACGTATGAGTTTCAAGGTACTCTGCAGATCTAGGTCTTGTTACACTCCAGGCTTTAACGCGTTCTATTTTAATATAAGCATCACCTTCTTTAGTAAATGCTTTTTTCATAGTATGGTTTTTCTCAAACCAGGCTTTAAATTCTGGGCTCTGCTCACCTAAGAAATCTAAGAATTCTTCGTTAAGGATTTGACTAGCATTATCCTTATCTATGTCTTTAAATCCGAAACGAGACTCCATTTCATCTAGATCTACTAAGCTCATGTAGTTATTAACTACGTCTAAGTAATAATCTGTAGGAATTGACTGTTGTAAATCAGCAAGTTCATCATAGAGTTCATATAATCTTTTTTTATCTGCAGGAGATAATCCTTCCTTTTCTTTTTTTAATAGGAGTTCGTTTGCCTCAAATCTTTCTTCTGCAGTAACCTCTTCACCATTTTTAATTTTTGCAAAGTAGTTACTTAGTTTAGCATGTTCAATAGCTGTTAGACCAGAAGCTTTTGCAATGTCTTGCTTCATTATATCTATAAGCTCCTGAGATCTTTTAATTTCAGCAATGTTTTTAACATCCATAGCTGTAGCCTCTGGCTGCATGTCGTCATCCCTGTAAGGATTCATCAGCTGTGCTAGTTTCTCATACTGCTTAGCAATATCTAATTCTAGATCTGGATCTTTAGGTAGCTTAGCTGTAAGAGATTTGATTTCCTCAAGTATTTCTTTTTGTCTCTCGTAGAAACTATCTTTAATCTTGATGCGGGTATTCTCCAACATCCACTTATTTCTTAATTTAAGGAAATGAGCTGTACCCTTTTTAAATCCTCGACCAACTAAATATTCTTCATGAGCAGCAAGTGCGTTTCTAAATAGATCAGGAATAAGCTCTTCTCTATATAGTTCTCTAGATTTATTTCTAAACTCTCTAAGTCTTTCCGCAATAGCTACATCCTCTGGATTTTTTAATTGTCCAGTCACAGTATAGTTACTATGAAGCTGTCTGTATTCTCTCCATAGAGTTTCTAGCTCTTCTGCAGCGTCTAGCCTTTCGGGAGTAGTTTGCACACCCATACCCGTTGTAAGGTTCTGGATTTTAGCAAGTATCTCATTTCTAGCAGCTTCTGCCTTAGCACCTATAGTATCATTATCTCCTTTTCTAAATATTTCGTATCTCTCATAATACTCTTTAGTATACGGCGCATGGAAATAAGTTCTTTCAAATCTCTGAAATTCTACTTTTAACTTAAGAACTTCAGTAGTATCTCCTGATTCTAGCGCTGCTTCTGTAGCTATTCTAATATCTTCACGCATCTTTTCCATTACAGAACGGTAGTCCTTAAATGGATTTAAGAATGTGTAAACTTCCTTTTCTTCAAATAACCCTGTGTCAGGATTTTTTCCTCCCTTCTTATCTCTAAATGTAGCTCTTTTTCCAAACTCTGCAGGATTAGATTGCTTATAACCAGCTGCCTCGAGCAAAGGTTTTACTTCAGTTAAAAACTTGTTACCCTTATTCTGTGCAGTAGTAAATACATCTGTCATTTTATTTTTAACAAATGTGGCAAAACCAAATACTACTGGATCCTGGTTATAGATGTAACCTTCTAAGAATGAGTTAAGAGCATGTGCATCTCCTAACTTACCAGTCATTAAGTACTCTATCTTCTCGTCAGTTAGATATGCTCCATCCTTATAGCTAATCATTTTTAAAGTCTCATAGCTATTCTTCTCTGCAGATGTAAGCGTTGTTCCAGAATCCATCTTAGCTTTAAGGCCTAAGAATGTTCTAAGAGGTTCTCCACTTAATCCCCAGTAATCTTTCTGGCGCATCTCAATAATATCCTGAGGTGCATTTCTTTTCTTTAAGTCATCCATAAGCTCGGCAAATCTTTTATCTATTTGCTCGCGCATAGGACCGATTGTATCTTTAATAATTTCAGAGGTACCCGCCAAGTAAATTTTACTTGTGTGGTTTCTAGAAGTCATAATCTCACTATTGATAGACCCTACTAATTCATATATAGGGTTATCGGTAGTAATGTTTCCTTCAGCTACTTCATTGTCTAACTTCTGTTGGAAATCATCTAAGAAGTTCTCCCAGTAATTAATTACGTTATTATAATAAAATACAGTGGCTACATTATCCTTTGAGTTAGGATCCTTAATAAGTTTAACTAACTCAGAGTTAAGACGGCGTACCATATATTTAGTACGTAGTAAACTATTTATAAATGCTTCGGTATGCTTCTTAGCAAACTCGGCATCTTTTCTTAGCTCAGCCATTTCATTTGTAAGTACTTGACTTATATCTTGGTACGGCGCTAAGTTTTTATATATTTCTTGTAAGTCAGATCTTTGGAATGAGTCCTTTAGAATCTGCTTCATCCCCTCATAGTCCTTATTCTTTTCTAAAAGACGGATTTGTTTCTTAATCATCTCAAAGAAAAGGTTAGTGCTTTTCTGGAGTTCTCCTTGAGAGTAAGACTTCATAGCTTCTACGTAGTCGTTAACTTCACTAATATAAGCTACTACATCCTCATCACTTACCTCACTTAAGTCTAACTGAAACTCTTTAAGCATTAACATGTCGGCAAGTTCAGCAATAGTAGTATCAGCATTAAGCTTTTCTACTTTTACTTTAGCTCCTTCTCTGTTTCCAAATAGCTGACGTAAGATCTGACGTAATGCAAATAAGAAGTTTTTAATAAAATTATTAAATGCTGAGTCTTCTCTTGTTTCTGCAGAATGAGTTAAAGCCATTACTAAAGCTTCCTCCATAATTACTGGATCATTTTCAGCTAATTCAGGATATCCCTGTCTAGCCTGCTCCATTATTACAGTACCCCTTCCTGAACTCATCAACTCTTGAGTAAGTTTAGTGAAAAGCTTAGGATTGTTAATTCTTATAGACCTAACCAGCGGGTGAGCAAATTCGTGGAATACGGTTTTTTCTGTTACTAATTCGGGTAACATATAAACCTTACCACCAAAGAAGAAAGCAGCTTGCCCTCTCCAAGGGTTTTGAGAATTCTTTGTAATCTCTTGGGCTTCTTGCGGCGTAATAAATACTGCAGGTACATCTAAGTTTGTACTTAGTTTTTCTGCCAAAAGATTAACAGTAGACCTTGCTTTAGCTTTAGCTTGAGATATAGTATCTAGTTTTATAGGATTCTTTAAAACACGATACTCAGGGAAAGCGTTCATGTTATCCGCAAAGCCGCTAAGCTCTTCAGTCATTACCACTTGTCTTTTATCAGAGTTCATCCAGACATCATTGTCTTCTAGCATTTGCTCAAACTCTTCTATAGTAGGGACTTGTGGAGCTTCTCCTAGCATTAATGAGCTATTCTTCATCATGTAGGCACGCATAACTTCTTTGCGTGATCTAGCTCCTAACCCTAGCTTTTCAGCATGCTGGATTAGTTCATCTAGTGTATTGGGTAGTGGGCAAGCGGTCATTTCTTAGAAAAGCATTTTTTAATTTGTTCCAATATTTCGTCATCTGTGACAGGCTGAGTCTTTTGTATTTCTCTTCTTCCTTCCACATAATCTAAATAGTGGGGGTTTACATATCCAAAGTTACTAAATAATTGTTGTGAAAGGTATAAGAAAGTATCTGGAGCCACAGGAGTACCGTCAAGTTTTTGACCTGTAGTTTCGTTATAACCAATCATATACTGGCCATATCCGTTAGCATCAAATACTAAAATTTTACCTTTTGCTTGAGCATCTAATAGTTGCGCTATAGCATTATCAATGTTCTTTTTATTTTCATCTATTGTCTCATCTGTAAGAGCATCTTTACCAAGTAGTTCTGTTTTATCAGCTTTGGTAGGACGAGCTCCTTTCTTTGTAGGGATGCCAATACCTAGTCCGGTTTCTCTCCAGACAGTATTTGTTCCAGCAATATTTGTATCTAGAGTAGTAGTTTCATTATATACAGGAACAGCATTTGGGTAGTCTATTGCAAACAATTTTGCTGTTTCTTCTGTAAGTACTCCTTTAGCAGGCGCTCCCTTTTCTTTAGCGTAAGTAAAAGTTTTTACTCCAGACTTAACATCTTCCATTACGGCCATAGTGTCTAAAGTAAGTAGCTCTTCTTCAGTTTTAGCAGAAAGTTTAACCTGAGTGGTTCTACCTGCAACAACTTTTTGTTCTCCAAAAGATGAATTCCAATCTACTGAAGGAGGTGTACCTATGGTTGATCCAGAATAAGTGTAAGCAATATTGGTGGCTCTTGATAAAGCTACGTAGCGCATTTGATTTCTTTCTTCTACGTCCTTAGATATATTAATAGAACCATAATCTACAAACACATTAGTGTAAGTAGCTCCTTGAGACTTGTGTATAGTATGAGCATATCCATAGTCTATACCCTTTTTAATCACCGTTCTACCGCCAACTTTAACTGCACGACTGCTTATGAAAGATCGTATAAATGGATAATAGTATCTAGCCCACATCTCAGCACCACCTGCTTTAGACTTAGCTTGTATAGCTTCTACGGTTTGTGCTAACTGATCAAATATAGCGTCATCATTAGTTTTATCTACTATAAATATAGTTTCTTTTACTGATGTGTCTGTTAGATCTTGAACAGTTACGTTATAACCTGATACTGTTACAGGGTCAATACCTAAATCTGAAAGATTAGATCCTAATACTTTACTACTTACGTATTCTGAATCTACTATAACATAGTCTGCAGAATTGCTAATAGCATAAGAACCATCTTTCTTTTGATTAAAGTTATCATAGCCCATAAGAATTTCACCAGGAGTATACTCTTGAGAAAAACCTAATCCTTCTCTAATTGCAGCATTAAGGGTTGATACTGAAGAAGCACCGCTACCTTTTACTGGTTCGTTTATGTAGGTAATAGCTCTAACAAAGTTTTTGTTTTTCTTAAAGTTATCAGACTTAAATGCGGCTATTAGATTTTTCATAAATTCTTTACCGCTATCTGTAAACGCTATACCCTCGTTTCCTGAAATATTTGACTCATGTGCAAACACTTCTGCAGTAGCCTGTAGATTAGAACGTAATGAATCTAGAATTGGTCCCAAAGGATTACCTGTAGCCTGACGTTCTACTTTAGTTAACTCTGAATAGTTATCTATAGTTTCAAATACAGGTGAATTCTTTTTAGATGTAACTTCTACACCATCTTTAGTTTCTTCAACAGGTTTAATCTGAGCAGGATCACCAATGAATAAGATCTTAACGCCTTCATCTTGTGCAAATCTTTTAATGTATTTAAATAAGCTGTCCCCAATAAATGATGACTCATCTATTACCAAAATATCGGGAACTATCAGTTTATCCTTATCCCCTTGAATCATGTTTAACTTACTTAGATCTAGGGGTTTAGAAATATCAATATTAGGTTTAAGATTTAAAGCCTTATGTATAGTGCTAACTTTTCTTTGGATAGCATTTCTAATTACACCTTTTGCTTTATGTGTAGTAGCTGTTACTTCTACTTTCTTACCTATAGCATCTAAATAGTTCAAAAGAATTTTAGTAATGCTGGTTTTACCTGTGCCTGCATAACCCATAAGGGTATACATGTTATCGACCTCTTCAGCATCATAATCGTACTCATCAGTTAAAAACTTTGCAATTTTATCTAGTGCTTCAATCTGCTGATCGTTAGGTTGGAAGTTAATGCCTAATTCATCTAAGTTAACACTTACACCATTAACATTAACTACACGAGCATTTACTTCTTCTTGGTCTACAGCGTCTACTGTTTCTACTTCTTCAGCAAGATTGATTAATTTCTTTTGCTTAGGATCAGTTGGAGTGCTTAAAACTTTACCAATTAAGAAGTTCTTAAACTTACTCTTTAAATAATTTCCTTTATCGTACTGCTCTTTAAACTTAGTGAAGTATCTACCAAGAGTATGGTACTTTTCATCAGTAGTAGAATCAAGGTATTCGTTAACTCCTTTTTCTAGTAATGGTACTGTTACTGACGGAGGCATAGCTCTTAATAAGCTGTAGGTACTCTTAGTATCTCCGGCAGATTGTAACATTGCAAAGATTGGAAGCTTTTGGAATAGCTCAGAAATCTTTCTATTTTCCTCACCATTCTCTACTTTCTGAACGCTAGGGTTCATTAAGTCTAGTAAGTTCTCGTGGTATATATTAAGATCACTAGCTGTATAAAGAGTGTTAGAGAACTTAAGATTAGTCATATCTGAAGAACCGTACTTTCTTGTAAAGGACTCAAGGTTATTCAGTATTGCATAAGTATTAAATAGCTGCGGATACTTTGCTTTAAGCTGAAGTATCTGTTTACCATATGCCTTTTCACCAAAGAACATATAGCCTGGGATATTTAAATTGCCTAAAGCTTTATCTCTAAGTACAGACTCGTATGATTTATATCTACGGTTTTCATCTGTCTCTTCGTTTTTAAATGATGCATAGTAATTTTTAAACTCTTCTGTTTTCTCTATATTCTCTACAGAGTTTTCAGCAAAAGTTCTAATTACCTCACGCTCATAAATAAACTTAGTGAATAGATCTAATCCTACGGATTTAGTTTCCGGCGTATTGTACATATCAAATACATACGCGGGTACTGGAGCCATTCTGCTAGACCATGCTCTGTTAGAACTATAGGCCTTAGAGTTATATAAGGTTTCTATTTGTTTTTTGTCAACGTATAGCTTGCCTTCTTTTACTCTAGCTGCAGCTACTAAGTTCTCTAGTTCACTAACTTCTATATTAAGTGTTCCGTATGTTTTAGTATTACGGTCAAACTTATAGTAATCATTTTGGAACAAGAAGCTAGCAAAGTCATTTCTAAATGTTCTTTGGAACTGCTCGTCATCCATTCCTAAAAGTTTTTTAACACTCATAATAGGAGTAACGCCGTCATCATTTTTACTATAAAGACTTTCCATTGCTCTTACTAAAGCAGGATTATCTCTAAGTGGAAACAAGTCTCCATATAATTCTAAGATGAAGTCTTGTATCTTAAATGCGGCAATAGGAGATTCTTCAGAAATCTTTCGGATAGACTCCTCAGATATACCGTTAGCTAATTCCCCTACCTTAGCTAGTTTAGCTCTTGCGTCAAACAAGGTAGTTGTCTTATCATTATCAAATTTAAGAGCTTGGGTAACTGCAGTAATGTGATTAGCAATTTCTTGTATTTGTAGGAAGTGTGAGAATACAGCTCTATCTGTATCTGTGTAAGGGCCTTCATTTGTTAGATTTTTTTCTAAATTATCCTGAGTAAACAGATCAGCATTTTCTCCAATATTAGCCCATTGGTCAAATAGATCAAACACTTTAGTTTTATCTACACGTCCCTTTTTATTATAAAGTGCTTGAGGGTCAGATGTAAACGCATTATTAGGATCTGTAACAATAGCATCACGTGCATGTATTCTGTAAAACATTCCTGCGTCAGCTAGGCCAATAGGTTGTGCAAACTGGCTCTTTAATAAACGCTGAGATTTAATGTAGTCTTGAATAATAGGTTGTGATACAAAGTATACTGCTTGTCTTACAGGAACACCGGCTTGAATCATAAATAATAAAGAAGGAATAATTTCTTTATTACCTTGAATATCAAAGATCCAAGCATCTTTAGCTACGTCTACCGCACCATTAATCATCTGGTTAATTACGTCAGATATCTTTGTACCTAACTTCTCATTGGTATATAATGAGGATAAGGAGATATTACCATTAACTGTGTTATGTGGTAAACGTAACGTTTGGCGCATAAATGTTGCACCATCTTCAGTTTCAGCAATAGTTCTGAAGGTATCCAATACTAAACCTGTGCGGCTAAATAATGTATTAAATGTATTATTTACGGCAATGATACCAAGTACTGCTTTACCAATACTGTTAGACTGGTGCTTATATAAGTTACGTCCTATCTCAAAGATCTCTGTAGGAGATACTTTACCAGTGTCGCCGCGTAATGTTTTAGCCATGTCGCTGGCAATAGGCTTAACGATATCTGTACCGTTAGGTGTAATCAAACTAGTGAAGTTAGACTCCATAGATAAGATATCTACGCTAGATCTAATAAGGTCATTCTCAATAGCCTTAACGTTATCACCTTTAACTAAGCCTATCTTTACTTCTTCAGTGCTGAAGTTATCTACATAGTCTAAGATCTTTTGGTCATCTTCTGTTAGTGGAAATTCATTCTCACGTAAGTTAATAGCGTTAAGAATTTCTTTTTTACCAACCTTTCTACCAAGCATTTCTGATATTTCTTCAACAGCAGTTTTACCAATCTCTTTTACCTGACGTTTAATGTTAGGCATAAGAGTGTACATCTTATCGATATCAAAGTCACCACCTGATTTAGCTACGATCTCTGCAGGAAGAATTACGATGTTACCCGCATTCTCTGGCAAGAATTCAAATACCTCCATGAATTCCATAGAGTTAAGACCTTGTACAGGAATACGTGCAGCTACCATTGTAACCATCTGACGGTTATCTCCCTGGTTTAACCACTCTTCATTTTGAATAAGATTATTAAGAGCTTGTAAAGGTGTTACTGTATCACTTGTAGCAGCTACTACCTCAGGTAATTCTAAAAGATTCTTGAATGATCCCTGTAAAGCAATCTTAATTTTCATAGCAGATGTAGTACCATCAGCTTTCTTCTTATAGAATTTTAGGCCGTTAGTACCATATTGCTTTTGCTCTTCTTCAGTAGCATTTCTAAGATTAGTGTTAGCCTTTTCAAATCCTACGCCAGACACTTGTACAAGTGCCTCACCGTTAATTTTCTGGTTAATTAATCTCTTCTGTACTACTGCCACAAGCATTTTCTCTATCTTATCTGCAGATAAAGAAAGCTCTATACTATAACGTAAGTCTCCGTGCTCGCTAACAAAATCTAATTCATGTTCTGCTAGTTCTTGACGGCTAAGTTCTTTCTTAACAAAGTTTAATAGTTTACTTAAGTCAGATCCTACTTCTTGTTTTAGTTTATCTTTCTTAAGCTGAACCAATCTGTTAAGTAAGCCTTCGTATGCAATAAGCTTTTTGTAATTCTCTGATTCGTTCTTCTCCTCTGCTGTAGCATTATCCCAAGCTTCGATTCTAGCTTCTGGAGATTTAATATCTAGTCTCCAGTCTGTAGGAACACCGTGTTCCATAAGACCATCTTCGATAAGCTTACGCAACTGTGTAGAGAATGTAACTTTGTCAGAGTAGTGATCATGTACTTCTAACTGATCTTTAAAATACTTTAAGAAGATCTCGTTATTAGTAAACTCATAGTTATCGTCAGCAAATGCTACAGTCTTATCTTTATTAGAGTTAGCCTCATTATAGAACTTATCAGCCTTACCATTTTTAGTAAGAGTATTGATCTTAGAACCTGACTGCAGTAAAGCATAGTCGATACCTTGCTCCAACATCTTACGTTGTAAAGTCTCTAAGTTAGTATTTTCTATTACGTTAGGAATAAGAGGCATCAAAGAATACTTATGGAAACCATACACAGGAAGGCCGCTTGTTTTAAGAGGTCCCCAGTACTGCATCTTTTTAACAGGGAAGAACTGATATACTTCCTCTATAGATACATCTTCTCCATTAACAATCTTTGCATATAACTCTTCTTGATAAGGACTCCATTTATTAAGAGACATAAGAAGTGCACGGTATGCGTCAAAGTTTATCCAACCTTGACCATCCCCTTCTGTCATTTCCTCATATGGCTCGAATAATTTTTTTATTCTTGCCATAGCTTGTTCTATTTCTTTTTTAGAAGCCTTAAGTTCTTTAAGTCTTTTTCTTTCGGTGTCTTGAGCTGCTTTTAAATACTCATCGTAATATACCGATTTAGTTATAGCATCACCCATAACTGCAGAATTCATAGTAGTACCAAAGCGTTTAGGAGTTAATCCATACTTGGTATTAGCGTAACTGATTCCACTAAGTCTTGAGTTAATGTAATCCTGCATGTATAGGTCAGTTCTAGGAATAGTTCCTGTAGCACTAACCCCGGCATTACGCTTAAAGAATTCATCTTTAGCGTGGTTATATAAACCAGGATCACCATAGAACATAATTACTGTCTCGTAATTTTGTACCCAGCTGTTAGCTACATAAGCTTCAGCAATACTTTCCATGATATCCAGCTCTCTTTCTAAAGAAAGACTATTAAAGAACTCGCCGTCTTTAAGCATAGTTCTTATAATAGGATTAGTAAGATTAGAATTACCATAAAATCCTATTTCGTTAAGTCTCTGAGTAAACTCTTTTGTTTGTTCAGTAAGGTAGTTACCTATTTGCTCTTCTACTTTATCACGTATTGGTGAATCCTGTAGTTTCTTATAGAACTGCTCTGCAGTAATAATAGGCTCGGCCAAAGAAGAAGATCTAAATTTCTTAAGAGCTTCTTTAGTTTTCTCATCTAAGATTTTGTCAAAGATTACAAACTCAGCACCTTCTTTAGCATAGGTACTCTTACCTACTGTAGCATTACCGGCTACTTCTTCTTCTTTAACTTTCTGAATTCTTTCGTACTCACTAGCTAAATATCCCTTAAGGATGTTAATGAATTTTTCTTTACCTTTAGATATAGGTCGGCCATCTACATCCAAATTTTCTGTGAATGTATTTAGCTGGATTAAGTGTTTGTTCTTACTCTTAGTAGCTTGAATAAGTCTGTACAAATATGTTGTGCTCTTATCAGCGTGACGAGTAGCTTCCGATACCCCGTAGAGCATCATCATATAAAAGTCTTCTAAAAGCTTGGTAGTTTCATCAGCATTAGCTGAAGCAATACCGCTTTCATCTATAATACCTCTAACGTTTTGTTTAGTTAAGCTAGCACCAGACATATTCAAAAGTTCTATGGCTGCTTCTACTCTATCTCCATATTCGTTAGAGAATACTCTTTTATTTCCTTCCTTATCAAAAAGCTTATTCATGAATAATGAAGTCTTCATGAAAGGATTACGAGAAGGAGATAAGTGATTCATAGATAAATCATCCGCATCTTCTACGCCCTCCTGTGTTAAAGCAGTTAAGGTAGGTGCATTATTAATGTCATCTATCTGGTTAATAACCGTACTACGTAATGATTTCTCATACTGGTTTTCTCCTTCGGCGTTACTTACTGTAGTATCTGAGAAATCATCAGACCACGCTAAGTGAAACTTTTGTATAGTAGCAAACTCTTTGGATCTTCCAGAGAGTGTAACATTCATACTTCTATTGCTAGTATTTACTTTATACTCGGCAAACAACTGACTAGGAGCGGTAATGATAATAGGATTACTAATACCATCTCCGTTGTTATAGGCTACAATACCATTCTTACTTGTAATAGTACGGTGTAAGTCTTTAATAGCTTTCATCACACCATTCTCGGTATTCTGTAAAGCTTTAAGAACTGTAGGATTATCCTCAAGCGGCATACCTATAGCCTCCATAAACTGGAATACATTCTTCATATCTACCGCCGGGAAGTCTTCCGTTACAGCAAGGATGTTAAGAGTATTAACATTATCATCTGTAACTGTGATGTATGGACCCGGTGCTGCTACACGGAAAAAGTTATCCCACTTACTTCCTACTTTACGAAACTCTCCACCAGCACGGCTAGGAGTAAATGTAACTGCAGTAGATATAGTTCTATCTTCATTACGTGTCTGAACAACATTAGCGTGTAACTCTACAAGAGGAATACGCTTCATAGTGAAGATCTTAGTAATCTCGGTCCAAAGCTCTTGAGAAGAACGCTCCATATTAGAAGGAGCACCTATCTTAGATAAGAACTGAGCTACTACTGGGTAATCTACTGAGGCAGCGGATAACTTGTTATAAATATCATCGATAGTCTTAGAACCCTCGGTAATATTCATCATGCGGTTCCATGCTCTATTAAAATCCATGAGCATAGGATAACCAAGAGAGTTAAGCTTAACACTACCATCTTTGTTATAGTCATTAAGACTGCGAAGAGTGTAGATAAGGTTAGGGCTTGCTAGGGACTTCTGTGCAGTTTCATTACCTGACTTTGCTTCAAACTCGTTCTTCTGGTATAGTTTACTATCATCTTTCACCTCTGTAGTTCTGTCTTCAAACTCTAGTAAACCGCTGTTCTCCATGTGGAACTTAATCACACCTTGTGGGTTAGACAAGTCGTTAGTGTCTCCAAAGTTAGCTAACGCCCATGATAAGGTATCTATCTCCTTATCTATAGCTACTGTATCTAATCTTTGGTTATACATTTCGTTACGGTCTAGTAACGCATTATATAGACTGTTGGTTAACGCAGCTTCCGCATATTTGTATGCTGTCTTACGTCCCTCGTCTGTTTTAATTACCGCAGTAGTATAAGCCTTAGTATTGTTACCTCTGTTTAAGAAGTCAATAGCCTCTGAGAATAATGCATCTACTGTAGTAGAGATTAATCTTGAGGTCTCCGCTGATATCTGTGGTAAGAATCTCGGGTTACTAGGATCTATGCTATCCATTTTAGTCTTATTCAGACCTCCTGGAAACTGTGCATTCTCCTGGTTAAATGTGTACTCAGTAAGATCTCCTACACGTAACTTGTTGTATAGCTCCTGTATCTTAGGATTACTCATACCATTAGTTACACCATCTTGGTAACTAACGCCGGTAAATAAGTATCTAAGTACATCTAGTATCTTTTGGAAAATGTTCTTCTTAACTGGAGTTTTATCAAGTACTTTCTTTCCGTTACCTAACATGTACTCACGGAAGTCTTCCGCCAAATATTCTTCTAATTGCTCATCTGTAGCTTTAGAAAACTCTATAATCTTACCGTCAAATGATTTAAACTTACCGCTAGTCTTTCTAGCCTCACTATATAAGTCTGCTCTTTCTTTTTCAGATAAGAACATTTGTGTGAATCCGTGCCATGCTTCGTGGTAGATATCAGAGAAATCCGATCCTTTAAATAATGTGATACCATTAACATCCCAGCGAGCTACACCGTTAGGTACTGCTGTATTAATTGCATTAAACATTATGTTAAGCTTTATATGCTTAGACAAAGGACTCTTAGCATACCATTCCTTAGCTAGACGGATTTGTTCCTTAGTAGCCTCGATGTTAGTCTGCTTATCTAACTTATTCTTATATCTATTTAAGAAGTCCTTATTATTAAGGAAGTTATTTAGAATAGGGTCATCCGCTGAAGTTCTACCTCTACGCTGGAACAGTTGGTTAGTAGCCTCATTAATAGCTTGCGCCTTTACTTCCTGGATAGGGGCTTCTTTAGCTGCTTTTGTAGTAAGCTTATTCCAACTACCTTGGGACTCAACATTAAACCCTTTGCTTTTTAAATAATCTGTTGCTAGGCTATCTATACCTGTTGCTGTACCGATATTAAAAGTAGTTACACCTGCTGCTAGAGCATTATCGATAGCTGGTTTATAATAACTTTCAAAATCTGAATTAATATTTTCTTTAGTAGCGCTCCATGCTCCAGCTCCAAATACCCATACAGAATCACTGTTTGTAAATTCTGTAGATGCACCACCAATAGCTGCTAAATATGCTTTAGTCGAACTCTTGTATGTAGCGCTTTTTGGTGTAGTAAATTTAGCAATTGCTTTTGTGGAAGCATTAGCCATGGCTTCATCTTTCTTCCAGTGAGGTTCTTTCTTTACTTCTGACTCAGCAATTGATAAATTAGGCGTAGTAGCAACTTGTTGTTGACTAGAATCTTTAACTACTTCAAACTCTATAGCATACGGGTAATTTCCTACATGTTTATCAGTTACTTCTTTTACCCAACCTTCTTTCTGCCATGTAGCATCTTGGTACTCTTGAGTAAATGGAGTTACTTTAGTAATTTTTGTATAAACTTGTCTGCCTGATTTATCAGTCATTCTAATAACCATACCCTCAAGCTCAGATATATTCTTTAGACCATAGTCTTTAAGCATTCTAGCTATATCAGTCTTAGCTCTAGTAGTTCTAGTTCTATCTCCTGAAATAATTAAATCCATAGTAGACTTGCCTGCAAACTGTGGTTGCATCTTTCTGCCACCATCCCCATCTTTAAAATTCTGAGCAATCGGCTCTAATGAATCTGCTTTAGCAAATAAATCTGTAGTGCTAGTAGTCTCAGCTTTACCTTCTTTAGCAGCTAGTTCTGCATTGTATTTACTATCTAACCATTTTTGACCTTCAGCATAACTGTCAAAAGTTTTTTGTTCTCCATAGTTATCTACAATATATGCCTTCTGGCCAACCGGTCTTATGTTATCTAACTCGTTATAATCAAAAGGTCTTACATAAGTAAAAGTAAATCTATTTCTTTCATAAGAAGATTGACTTCCTGGCTCTAATGAATAGCTTATTTTTTTTCTTCTTTCTATATCAGCTCTAGCATCTGTAGAAATAGTAGGTTGTATATTAGAAATTATACCTTTACTTGCAGTATTAGCATCTTCTGTTAAAGCAACAACATCTCTAATCCAAGAATCAGCTGAACCTTTACCATCGTTAACTACATTTTTAGGATTTAAACCTGTCCTATCTGCAACAAATTGCTCTTCTGTGTATTTATTATCTTTTTGTCTATCAAAATCTACAAACCACGATTCATATTTTACATGCTTAGATATATCATAGAAAACTTTATCTGGATTTACAGGAGTACCTTTACCATTAGTTATTTGTCCAAACTGAGTAAAGAATTTAGCTGGTATTCTAAAATTATCATTTAGCAATTTTTGTACTTGAGAAATTTTTTCAGAATATTCCATTTCACCTTTCTTGCCAACACTTCCTTTTACAAGCCAATTATTATATCCAAAGAAAGGATACCACTCTCCTTCATTTTTACCTGATGTTCCTGCACTTGAAATGTAAAAAGGTAAATAAAAATTACCAACTTTTGCAATAACAAAAAATCTACCTTGCATTGCTCTAAAAAGATAATTACCATTTCTAGCAAGAATAACCCCTTGTAGTTTTGGATTATTAATATAAACTTCTATCCAATTTCCATCTTTATCTTGAGCAATACTTTCTTCAACTACTTCATTAGGTAAAACAGCTTCTTCTAATTTTCCTGTATTTATTTCTCCTTGAGCAGATGATAACTTTTTATTTGATAATCTTTCTATCTCAGCTTTAGCATCTGTAGTAGTTTTAGTAACTGGTGTTTTTGGAGCAACTGCTGCAGGAGCAATAACTTTTAAAGCCTGAGCCATAATTGGAGCAAGAGCAAAGTATGGATTATACTGAGCAATAGTTCCGTCCTTAGCCAAATTAGTTACAATAGTCGCATACTCTTTTAGATAATCTAAGTAAGGTACTTCTGTAGTATTAACTACTGGCTTTGCACCTGGGGTAATAGTAAATAAAGTTACCTTTTCATTAGAGTTAGCTTTATTAGTATTAAATACAAGTTGTCTAGGATAGCCACTCTTATCTTTTAATAATGCTTCTTTAAGTAATTCCTTAGCCTTTGCTTTATCGCCTAATTTAATTTTCTCTCCTTGGTATCTAATACTAATAGCTCCAGTGGATTTATCTACACTATACGCAAAATCCTTAATAGAGTTTAACACGTATGTTCCAATAAGCTTCACTTTAGTTTCATTACTTATTGCTTTACCGGAACTATCTACTACATTTTCTGTTAAAAGTGTAATGATATTATCTACAATTTCTTCGGAAATCTTTCCATTAAATATAAGACTTGATGCAGAAGACTTATCTGTAGTCATATATATACCGGCACTTGATCCTTTAAATACGGTATCTTTAGCTAGGAACTTAAAAGTTAAAGTTGAATTTTCTAAGTTAACTGAATTAAAAGGTACTGATTTATTATTTGATGTAATTGGTGCACCGTAGCTACCACCCATAATAAAATAGGTAATTCTATTACCAGCAGTCTCATTAATATATTTATATGCTGCTTCCAACATTTGGAACTCAGCATTTAGTTTAGCTGTAGCTTCTTCTACAGTAATGTTTAAACCTTTAGCTATTTCTTCAGGAGTCTGGGTATTTGTAACGTTTTTTACATTAAAGGTACCGTCAGAATTCTTTTGAGGTAAATATCTAGAATTATAATAAACAGGTTTACCATCGTCAGCTACTTTATAGTCTTCATTAAATCTAACAATGTTACCGTCTTTGTCCGTAATTACATATACAAAAGCATTATTATAATCCTCGATTATATAATCTTTCTCCATACCAGACATGAGTACATCCTTTACATGAGGATAAGTATCTTCAATATCTAGCTCTCTATATTTAATA